ATATAATTTATTTGGAAGCATAGAAGATGTACCCAATATTACTTGGTACATGTCTAGTGAAGCACCACCAAGAAGCAAAAATGTCATAATAAAAATTCCAACGGCCGAAGAGACTAGACAGGCGCCAAACTCTCCAATCGAGAGAAAGGCCAGAAGGAATACATACGGTAATCTTGTTTATACTATAAATGAAGTTAATAATAGCATAGCTAATTCAAATAAAAAGCAATATGGTGAAGGTGACATATTAGATTTTGCTGAGATTGATGATAAAGAATCTATTGATATTCCGCGAGGAAAGAGAGTTGAGCATAGGCACAATTTGAATGAACTAGATACAGAAGCTATTGGCTTAGATAAAGATGATATTGAGAAATTTAATTCTGATGTTTATGATAAAAAAGAAGAATTAGAGGAACAATATAGATTAATTAGACAAGATGTTGAGAACATAGAAATAAATTTAGAAGAGATTCAAAAGAATATAAATGAATCTAATAAAGCACTAAATGCCATAATAATTCTTGGTGATAAAGAATTAGAAGATAAAATAAACACAAAGAAAACCGAATATGAATTACAAGTAGATATATTAACTAAACAACATAAAGAGAAAACACAACAAGTTGCATTGATTGTTGATGACCTCAATAAAATAGATATGGTGGCAATATGAGTGATTGGTATGGTATTAATTACCCATTTTCTGGTGGTATTCAAAACGTCTTATCTAAACAAATTGGCACAAGGATTATTAAGAATGACATTCTCCAACTGTTGTTTACCAATCCTGGAGAAAGAGTTTATAGGCCCTCATATGGTGTGGGTATAAAGACTTATCTATATGAACAACTCAATAGCGAATCTCTTACCATTTTAGATACTAATATCAGAGGCCAGATAAGTACCAATGAGCCGAGAGTTAATATTGATCAATTAACTTTATCACCAAATAGAGACAATAATAAATTAGATATATTAATAATACTTTCTTTAATTCAATCTCCTAACGAAATATTTGAAATCAATCTCAATTTGCCGATATTTGAGGAGGCAGCATAATGCCTGAAAGCTACTTTAAGACACCTACCGATCCAGAAGGATTTGGTGTAAATCTTCCAAAAAGAGATTTTAGAGCTATTGATTTTACAGCACTAGAATTTGATACTTTAATGCGTGCAGTTACTGAATATGTAAAAACATATTATAGAGATGACTTCAATGATTTTGTAGCTAACAACGGTTTTATGATGATATCAGAGATTGTTTGTTATGTTGGGCAAGTTTTGGCTCAAAGACTTGATATATTATCTAATGAGGCATTTTTACCAACCAGTAAAAGCAATGCAGCTATAATTAATCATTTGGATTTAATTGGCCAGGAAATGCAGAGGCAAACCCCAGCCACTGTACAGATAATGTGTAGTTTAAACTCACCGGTGGCTACTGATTTGCACATTCCAGCCGGTACAATCTTTAATCTTACAGGTCCGGACAATAATCAACTTACATATGAATTATTTGCTGCCCCATATGATTGGACTTCAGACATAATTATCCCAGCTGAAAAATTTGCCATTATTGGCTGGGGGATAGAAGGAAGATTTCAGCCACCATTTACATCAACATTGGCTGGTGGGCCAAATCAGATTGTAGTCATAACGAATAATGATATCATAGATGAGCCGATTATTGTTGATATTGATGGTATTGAATGGACTAGAGTAAAATTTTTAGAACAATATGGCCCAAATGATCAAGTTTATGTAGTAGATATCATTGATACTCAAATGTCTGTAATGTTTGGTGATGACATTAATGGTAGAGCACCACTTAGTGGTCAAATGCTCGAAATCAAATACAGAACCGGTGGTGGATCAAGGGGAAGAATAGGTACTGGCATCATAAGTACTACTAAAAATTTATCACCAGAATATCCAGTTACTGCCCCGGTCCCTGTGTTGTTTAGAAACACCATACCTTCTTCTGGTGGATATGACCAGGAAACACAAGAAGATGCTAAAAAGAGAGCGCCAAGACAGTGGGCTACACATGAAAATATTGTTACTGCTGATGATTATATTGATTTGTCATCTACTTTTAGACATCCAGTCTATGGCGGGATAGCAAAAGCAGTAGCAACTGTGTTTACTAGTCGTAATGCTAATGTTGTTAGAATTTCAGCTTTGGCAGAGGGTGAAGGTGGATTGCCAGTTAAACCAAATAATGGCTTAAAAGATGGTCTTAAAAATTATTTAAATAAATTTAATGTTTTAACAGATGATGTTGAAGTAAATGATGGTGACATATTACCGATTGACGTTGATATGGTAGTTGTAATGTTTAAAAATTCAGATGCAGGAACCATTAAAGAAGAAGTCGATAAAGCAATTGAATCGTTTTTTGATCTCACACAATGGAATATGGGTCAACCATTATATGTTAGTGCTTTGTATGATAAAATTATGAGCATTAATGGCATAAAATATATAAACATATTCGGCCCAGCTGATGACGTATTACCACAGAAAGATATTGGTAATATAACTGGGGCAATTACTGTTGGGTTTGATGAATTAATTACTCTTGGAAGTAAAAGCATTAGGTTATATTATGAACAATGAGTTTGGTTTTGGTAATTTGTTAAAAGATGCAGAGCCGACTGACTTTTTCAAAAAAGTCAAAGAGGCAATTCAAGAAAGACATACAAATCAGCTTATTGATCCATATTTTTTAAGACAAAGTAGGGATTGGGCCAGATTAGCTAATCAGGTAGTTGGGGCAGAAAACCCCAAAGAATAATTACCATACCTTTGGTATTACTTTTATTTCATCTTCCCAAGACGCTGGGTGCCATTTTTTATTTAATGCTTTTATGTATCCTGGTTTGTATTCAGACGATAAATCATTAAGTTTATCAAATATTTTTCGTATGACTTCTTGATCTTCTTCGCTCATTGTTTCAAGAAATAATTGCAAAAATCTTGCTCTAATCGCCCAGTATGTCACATATTTTTTGAGATCAATTTTATTATAGTCTAAATTGCCGTCAAAAAATTCAGATTTTGCCTCTTCCATAATTGATGTCGATGTGATTTCTCCATCTATTATCTTACTAGCAATTACATCTAAAACATCGTCTAGACAAAATATGTCAAAATCAAGTGGCCCAGTTTCATAATTTGTCTCTTTATAAATTGAACTGATTTTGTCCGAAAAGTTACAAATCATAATTTGTTTACCAATTGATCTTGCTTCTCTAATGGCTGGATAGAGTGAGATGTTACCAGAAACTATAACAGCAATATCAAAAATGTCTTTATATGCATCAGATATAAGTTTTGTTGTCATTGCAACGTCCACTGCCTTATCCATATAGTCTAAAGCAATAACATCATATTTATTTTGGACCATTACATCTGCAAACTGAGCATGTGGCTCTGTTACCGGCGTAGATATGAATACATATTTGCGAATAATTCTTACGTCTACTCCGACATTTTTAAAGATATGATCAGTAATTATATTTGGTATTTGAAACATATCGAGCTGGTATTCTGACGACATAATGTTTTTGAAATCAATAAATAATGCTATTCTCATGGGGGTTTCCTAGATAATTAACTATTGTGTTATAAATTAGTATGAATTGAGTTAAGAATAATGTTAAAATACGGGGGATTCATAATGGAGATGGTTGGAATTTATAATGAAGAAGGGAACAAAGATGATGACAAGTATGAAATTCTCGCACGTACTACTGGTACAAAGAACATAATTAGAATTAAGAATTCTCGAACTGGAAAAGAGAGATTGATATACAAGGACAGAACTTTTTTATTGGAAGAACAGCAAGAACAACAAGGAGAACAAATGGACAAGGAAAAAACACCGCCAGTAAAGAAAAAGGCAAAGAAAAAGAAACCTCTTACAAAGTTCGATATTTCAGAACTTGAAAAGATGGGTATCCTTTTTCGCTCGAAAAAGGAAGGCAATATGGATGCTGGCGAACAGAAGATTGCAATCGAATCTTTCTGTATTGTCTCAGAAGATGCAGCAAAATGGAAGCATTTTAATTTGTACAATGGTAGCCTTGGTAAGAAGGGCCGCCCACCAGAATTCGGTGAGAATGACAATGTCAAAGCAGAATTCTCTGGCAATCTAGATGCTGTTGAGAAATATCTATCCAAAAAGGGATATAACAAGATCTAGTATTAACAAAAATAATTATATCAATGATGGGAAGGCTGAAGAGTCTTCCCATCGGTGTATTTTAAGATTGTAGTTCGGTCAAAAATAAACCGTAAAGTTGATATTCTTTTAAGGAGATAGAAAAATGGCAGCAGCACAACCACTCAATGCTGAAATTTCTGTTTTTCGCAGAGTCAGAGCGCAAGCAGATCAAGACAGACATGATGCCCTTAAGGGTATGGGTCGTTTTAGAGCCAAGCAGGTAATTGCACCATCACAGGAAGTTAGAGTCCTTGAAACTAAGGATAACGCAGTTTCTGATGCATGGCGCTATGGTCACCCAGTTGTTCGTTATGTCCGTGGTAACGGCGCACCTACACCAGCTGGTGAACGCACCAAGACACTGCAACAGGTCTATGACAATGTTAGTGGTCTTTCAATGCCTCTCAGACTCACTGTTGAGAGACGTGACATCTACATCGAAAAGAGTGCCGCCGATGTGGCTGATGACCTCCAAGGCGATACCCGCGACGCCAACTAAGTCTGACACAGCATACAACTTGAAAAGGGCGCAGGATTTCCTGCGCCCTTTTCTTTTGGGTTTTGTCAAAAATAACTAAGAAACCAATTTGGGAGAACCAAATGAATATACCATTTACTGTATATGCAAAAATAGTTCCTGATAGAGATTGTAACAAGAGACGAACCTATACAAGATCAATTGAAAAGATAGCTGAATTTGTAGCTGGCGATATTGCTGATTATATTGAAGGTAACCCAACTTCTATAAATATCAATGCCATCCCATCTGTATCAGCAACTCCTCAATTTGCACAATATCCATCTAGACTTACGATTACTGGGTGGGATTTACAAGACGGTCTTAATAATTTTCAGCCAGCTAGTCAAATTGCAGTAGATGCCCCGTACACAGATGCAGAATGTGATGGGTATGATGGAACTCCTGGCAAGGTTGTAGATGGTTATGCAGCTACTCAATATTTGAATCCACAGGGACAAACATTAGACCCACAGATTTTAGTTTTAGTTGCTGATTTAAAAGCTAATCTTGAATCTGCTAGTCCATATCTCAGTGATATTATGCGAATTGACTACATGGGTGTTACGTTTGGTGAAACAGGACATAGCTTTCCATAATGAAGACTATATCAAAATCTATAAAAATTAAACTTGATGGTGAATTCTATCTTCTTGAAGAAGGTGATAGAATTGATATTTTACCTGGTGGCAAAGCTGATGGGCATACTGTAGAAAGCATTGCTAAAAAACATGATGTTGAAGTTGGACTCATTGAAAAGCAGCTAGAAATAGGTAAAAAAGTTGAGTTTGAACATACTAAAGATAAAAAAATATCTGCCGAAATAGCCCTAGACCATCTAGAAGAGATTCCAGACTATTATACTCGTCTTGATAAGATGGAAAAGGAAGCTGGTATTGAAGAATCAAAAGAAGCTGAGGTTTTAACTGAAGCGGCTGTGCATCGTAGGTATCTTCTAGTAAGTTGTAATGGGGAAGAAGATAGATGTTTCTCTCCTTCTAGTGCCAATGACAATTATGTGCTTTATTTTCTCGATCGTCTTTGTAACAGCAAAAGATTCAATAATAGATCATATAGTGTAAAAATTGTGAAAAAGATTCCTAAAGGTTGTAGGAAAATGTCATTGGAGACATTTTTAAAAGAATTAATACCAGTTCCGGAGAAGGAGAAGAAATGAAGAAGACGATAATTATATTGACAGGCCTAATGATTAGTTGTTGTTATGTTATCGGAGCAGAAGAAGTCACAGAACCTGTATCAAATGGATCATGGGTACCTGTTATGGGCGAAGCTGTTAGGCTTCTGGTCCAAGTTGTTGGCGCCGGCCTTATTGCCTTAATTTCTGCTATTGCATGGAAGCTCTTAGGTAAATTCGGTATTGAAAAGAATGTTGCCATGGATTCTTTATTAAGAACATATATTAAACAAGGTATTAATTATGCTGATAGTTGGGCAAGTACTCAATCTGCCAAACCAATCGGTGATGAAAAATTAGCCGCAGCAGTTAAACACATTATTGAGTTAGTTGCAAACTCTACACTAACAAAAGTTGCTGAAGAAAAATTGAAGGAAATGGTTGAGGCTCAATTAGCATTTGACAAAAAACAGGCTAATATACCAGATACTGCACCCAAAGTTATTAGTGAATAAGAAATAAACTAAAATTAACTATCGGGCGTAGGAATTCCCTCCTACGCCCGATATGTATTTATCAAATATATATAAGAAGGAGTCTTGGTATGGCTATTATAAGTCCCAACAATCTACCTCATGTTCTAAAGGCAGATTCTAACCCACTAAAATTGCGAATGTTGCACCATTTTGGTCATCCAAATGTCCGTGTAGAACTTACAGAACCACAGATGGAAGAAATGTTAAGGGTTACTGGGGATTTTATTTGTCAATATTTTCCATTAGAAGAACGATATGCATATTTCTATACACAGCCTCTTGTTGAAGAATACGATCTTCCAGAAGACGCATATTGGATAAGGGAAGTGGCATGGGATCCGGTTATGAATAGGATTCAAGATATCTTTGGGGCAGAAATGTTTTTATTTAATGTTGGTAATATTACTGGAATACAGAATATGCTAACTGATTATCACCTGCTTCAATCTTATCGAAAGTTTTCCCAAAGAATTCTTGGAACAGATGGCGGGTGGGAAATCACTGGCAATAATAAGATTCGATTGAAGCCAACACCGAAGGGTTCATTTCCAGTAGTAGTTAGATACCTTCCATCTGTTGATGATTTCCAAATTCCCAGCCATAAAGAAGTTTGTACAAGAGCTTTGATTGCTGAAGCCAAAATTATGATTGGCCACACCAGGCGCAAGATGTTAGTGCCAAGCCCAGATGGTGGCACCATGAATTTAGATGGTGACTCTTTAGTTACTGAAGGAAGAGAAGAGAAAAAGGAAATAATTGAGTTAGCTATTTCGCTAGGCGAACCGATGGGATTCATGACAAGATAAGGTTTATAATGAAATTAACGAATATTAATGAGGCTAGAAGAATTAAAAGACAACATGTAGCCAGTATTGCTGGAAAAGATTATACCGACATTACTTTTAGGAAAGCTAAGATGATAGCTCATAGTCTTGGTGCTGATATATTATGGTGGGACAATGTACCATACATATTTGCTGACGGAATGTGGAATTTAAAATGATTGAAATAGCTAATAGGCTCAGAATCTATGAAGGCAATATTATTATGATTCCCGGCTGTGAACCTATTTCTGTAGTTACTCACATTTCTAATTATCAATATGACCCGAATGTTACTACTATCAATAATAATTATGATGAGATTTGTAAATCTTCTTATGTAACATTAAATAGGGCTATGGAACTAATACCAGATGCTACTTTATTTTATGGTCACGATATGGCTAATAGGTGGTTTGTTCTTCCGGATGGCCCACCACCCTCAGGTAAAAATTGCCCCAGAAACTGTGTTGAAGATTGGTATAAGATATTAAGAGAAGGTGCTACTGGTGTTGTTACGAAGGACGACACGCCAATGTGTAATGGACAAAGCTTACCTTCTTTTTCTTTTGGTTGTGATGGGAATAATTAAATGAGACTTGGACTAATAAATGAAGATAAAGATATTTTGTTGGTTGAAGAGGCATTACAAAGTGGAATTATTAATGAGGGTATTCTAGACATTGTAGATACTGCCACTGAGGTAGTTTTAGGTGCTGTTGGGTTTATTCCTGGATTAGGAGAAATCATAGGGGACGCTCCTCTTTTGATCAAAAATCTAATACAAAAAGACTATTTAGGTGCGGCCATATATTTAGTTTCAATGGAACCTACCCCTATTTCTGATACAATTGCTAAAACATTAAGAGCAATACAGAAGTTAGCAAAGCATACTGGTCAAGAAAAGAGACTTAATAAACTAGTTGGTTGGTTGATTGAAAAGACTGGTGGCAAACAGACTAAAATGGTTCTTGGTCTGTTTGATAAAGCCCAAAAAACTTTTGCTGATGTTGATAATAAAATGAAAAAAGTTAATAATAAAGACCCAAAAGTCAAGAAATCTATGGGTGTTATTGATAAAATAACATCTCATGTTAGTGATAATCTTGATAAAATGAGATCCGCTCTTGAAGAATTTCTTGGTCTTATTGACAACAAGGCGGAACCTGTTGGTGGAATTGATGAAGATATCCCTGACCAATATGTTATTGATTTAACTGATGAAATTAAAGAAAAATATCATGAGCTTAGAAAAATTGATATTAAAAAAGCTTTAGATTACAAAAAGAAGCTATTGGCAAACATCAACAAGGTAGAAGTAAAGCGCGCTTATGAAGAGATTTTTGGGCCGATACCACCAGAGATTAAATAATGTCTATTTATAATTTTGATAAATCACAACAATTTACTAGTCTTCCGATATCTGATTTTAGATCAGATAATGAAAAAACCAACCCACTAGGGTCTCTTTATGATCATAGCAGCCCAGACATTGCTCAAGCTGAAGCATATGCTCTTGAAAATTTGAGAATTTCTGGAGCATGGGTAACCGTTATACCTCGAACAGAAGACAACAAATTTGATAAAACATGGAATGAAGATTCTGATCCCACATATTATACTGGGTTTGATTTCAAAGCATTTTTCGCTCCTCCTGCTCCAGAGATAACATTGACAAAATTTGGTATTGATGGGGCGAATAAATTTGAAATTATTTTTTCTAGGTCTGAGTTACTTGGATCTCTTGGAGAAAGATTATTACGGAATGGTGATGTTATAATAATTCCGCATAATAGTCTCGTCCTAAAAGCTAATAGATTTAAAGTATTACATTCACAAGATTCTGGTAATTACAAATATAGGTGGATGTACATAAATTGTACAGTTGAGAACATGAATAAAGATGAATCTTTAGCACCAAGGAATACTTGATGGATTTTAAAGATTTAGATAGGTTAAAGGCTAATATTCTTAATGATGTAACTTCTCGCATTAAGAAAGATTCAGTAAACACAGCAAATAAAGTTGTTTCTAAAGTCGATGATGTTATAAAAGCAGCAGATGCAAATGGAAAAGTCAATATTTCAAGAACAGATAAGGGTGTAATAGTTAAAGCAAACATTGATTGCCCAACTCCCAATGCAGTTGACCTAATTAACGGAATAGATGACGCAATCAAAAGCACATTTCGTTTTGGAAAATGGTCTGATATGAAGGTAGATTAATGCCAATTCATGATTTCTCTCAAATGCCGAACTCAATAAATCCACAAAGCCCTGTTTTTCAGGGTAGTCAAACTATACCAATACCGCAAAAGACGACTCCTAGTCTTGCGAAGTCACCTGTTGTTGCTGACACACCGATTAATTATGCTCCAGAAGAAGTGAGGGAAGTTGCTACTAGAGGATTTTTTGCTCTGGATGATGGTTTTAAAAATTGGTTAAGTGGAATTAAAATCCCAACTCTCGATAGTTATAAAGTAGCATCTGTTCACATTGTAAATCAAGATCGATCCATTCTATCATGGGCTCAAGAATTCATAGATGGCCGAGTTACTCTACCTATTATATCTGTTCAGAGAACATCATGGTCATTTGATCCAAATAGATTTACCCCTCCCTATGTCCCCATTAAGACAGAATTTACTGATACAACATTAAGAAGGAAAAGACTGATTTATAGGCCTATTCCATTTAAGGTTGAATATTCAGTCTATGTCTGGGCCCAATTTAAACAAGATTCAGAATATATTGATAGCAATATTATTAGAAGAAGTAATCCATTAGGGGAATTCTATGTCGAAGATGAATATTATTCTCAAATTGCCCGAGTTAAACATACTGGAACCAATGACAATAGCGATATTGACGTTGTAAAAGATAGGGCAAAAGTAATTTATAACATGAGTTTTTCTCTTGAATATGCTTTACCAATCAATGAGAAAATTGCTCCTACTGTTCTTGGTAGGGTGACTACTATAAAAGAGTCACCCGTTGGCGAGGTTTTTGACGTATATAGAGTTGATGATTTTTAGGAGAAGCAATGAGCAGACCACTGACACAAAGAGAAATTAAACAAACCAAACAATCTAAGACAAAGGAACAAACAGCAACTGTCGAAAATTTGACAAGAAGAACTTTAATCCTTCAATTGAGGGACCAGAATTCAGATTTTTATGTTGGAGAGAAAGCAATCCACATTGGCCCACACAAGACTTTAACTGAAAGAGTCTCTCTCTTCAATTCTTCCCAGATTTCCAATCTGAAAGCCAGAGGGGAAATTAGAGTAGTTGGGGATATTGTATAAAAAATCTGTCTTCTGATCAAAAATATCGTAATGAAAGTTATCTGACATAGGAGACAGTCATGGCAGTATATTTGTCGCCTGGAGTTTACGTTAATGAAATAGATGTAAGCT